TTCTTACACCACACGCCAATTTTGAGGGTTTTTACAAGGGTCTATTTTTGATTTAGGAGGTGAGAAAATGGCGAATAAGTCACCAGCTAAACGGAAACCGTTTTATGAGCAAAATGACCGCTTTCTACCCATTGACCCACCGAACTATCTGGGTACGGTGGCGAGGTCGGTTTGGACTAAAATCATTCCGTTTTTAAAAGCAACAGAAAAGGTCGAACGTATTGACACTTTTTTGGTAGAAACCTACTGCACGACCTACGAGATATACAAGAAAGCCTACGAGGACGTGAAAGAAAACGGTATCCAAACCGAGATTATTAAATATATCCAGTCTCCCGGTAGTGGTGAAATTTTAGGTGAGCAATCAATGGGATTTAAGAAAAATCCAGCCGTTGCGACGATGAAAGATGCTGCCGAAACCCTTAATAAAATAGGCATTCAGCTAGGCTTGACCCCTAAAGGACGGGCAGAATTGGCTGAAATAGCCGGAAGTCAAGCGGATAATACATCTATGAAGGATAAGATGGCAGCATTCTTTAAATAAAGGAGGTGAAACATGCAAGAGATTGATTTAACCAAGTCAAAAGATGTAATCGGTGCTTATAATAGCATCGATTTTTCTTATGAACGAAAAACCTATACCGACTATGGCACACAATACTGTTTCAATGTGCTAGATGGCAAAATTGTCGCTGGTTACAATATTCAATTAGCATGTTTTCGACACCTCCGAGATTTGCAACGACAAGGGGATGAAGATTTTCCTTATGTTTATTCGATTGAAGCGTTTAACCGTTTCTTGAAATTCTTGTCTCTAGTGCCTAACGTTGATGATCTTAGCCAAAAGTTAGAGCCTATGGATTGGCAGTATTTCATATTCGCCCAACTCTTTGCATGGTTTGACTTGGACGATGTACCGAGGTTTTCAAATATCATTATTTCCATTGCCCGCTCACAAGGGAAAACGATGATAGCTGGTATTTGCCTTAATTTCTCTTATCTGATTGAAATTATTGGGCAAAGTAACCAAGACTTTCTGGTTAGTTCGCTAAACTTCGACCAGACGATGAAGCTCTTTACTTACGTTAAGTCTATGATGGCTAGAATCATCGAGAATGAGCCGTTTAAGTCACTAGCGGACGAAACGCAAGTCCAGTTATATTCACGAGAGATTAAGTCGCTCGTGGATGCTAATACTATCCATACCATTTCTTTTGAATCTGGTAAATTTGATGGTAAACACTTTAAATTAGCCGTAGCCGATGAGGTCGGTGAGCTTAGAACGGATGAAGGTATTTCTAAAATCACATCCGGACAAGTTAACACCGAGGGTTCACGCTTTATTGAGATTTCAACATCTTACCAAACGCCCGACGTTCCATTTCATCAAGAGCAAAAGAAACTGATTGAGATTATGGAACGTGACTTTGACCGTTCCGGTGATGACCAGCTATGTCTAATCTGGTCTCAAGATAACTTGGAAGAAGTCTTTAAGCCAGAAACATGGGCAAAGAGTAACCCCTTGCTTAATCATCCAAAACTAAAAGATGGATTGATGAAGGGGCTACTTTCCGAACGTGATAAGAAACTGCTCATGGGAAAACTTGCTGATTTCCAAGTTAAGAACATGAATTGCTGGTTGCTGGCAGATAGCAATAGCTTTCTTGATTTAACAGATATTGAAAATGCAGTCGTTGATGAATTTGATATAAAGGGTAAGCGTGTCTATGTCGGACTGGATGCTTCAATGTTCAGCGATAACACGGCTATTGGTTTTGTTTATCCATACGTTACTGAAGACGGTAGTCAGAAATGGCATGTCGAACAACACAGTTTTATCCCTTGGCAACAAGCTGGTTCACTGGAAGCCAAAATGGAACAAGACGGCGTTAACTATCGAGATTTGGAAACCAAGGGTTTTTGTACGATTACAAGCCATCCGCAAGGGCTTATCAATCCAGAGGAAGTGTATCGTTGGTTTTGTGAGTATGTGGAAGACAACCAGCTTGATGTGGTCTTCTTTGGCTACGATGCCATGATGGTTTCAAAGATTATCAAAGCCTTAGAATCTAACACTAGCTTTCCACTTATGCCGATTAGACAGCGTACAAGCGAACTGAAAGACCCAACAAAATTCCTTCAAACGCTATTTATCGAAGGCAATATCACTCGCCTTGATGATGAAATTATGCGTAAAGCATTGATAAATGCCGTAATCAAAGAAGATAACATCGGTATTCAAGTCGATAAAATGAAATCCACCTATAAAATCGACGTGGTGGATGCTCTTATCGATGCGTTTTATGATGGCATGTATGCGTTCGAAGACTACGCTATTACCAACAATCCAACGTGGAAGGTCGAACACATGAGCCAAGAAGCCGTTTTAAATTGGCTAAAAAATCCAGATAGTGGGCTACTAGAGGAGTATTAATACATGATTTTGAAGTTTTTTAAGGCAATTTGGGCTATTTTTGACATTCTTATGTTCATTTTAGCTGCGATTTCGCTTAATTTAACAACTTATAACCTCGGCTACGTGTGGTTTGGTATTAGCATGACCATTACATTCGTACTAGCAGGTTTAATTAGTGAGCTAGCTGCTAAAAAAGGCTAGAAAGGAGGTGATAATAATTGCCGATATTTAATATAGCTACCGAAAGCCCACCGAGTAACCAAGGGGGCTTTTTTGATATCACTGATCCAGAGTTTTTAGCTACTTTAAACGGTAGTGAGTGGGTTTCAGCCGAAACTGCTCTTAAAAACTCGGATCTATTCTCTATTATCAGTCAGTTGTCTAACGACCTTGCGACAGCTAAACTAACGACTAGCCGAAAACAAATGCAAGGCATTGTGGACAATCCGTCAAACAGTGCTAACCGTTTCAATTTCTATCAATCTATCTTTGCTCAAATGTTGTTGGGTGGAGAAGCCTTTGCGTATCGATGGCGAAACGACAATGGGCGTGATATGAAGTGGGAGTATTTGAGACCATCTCAAGTCACTTTCAACCGATTGGACAATCAGAATGGTCTCTACTACAACATAACGTTTGATGATCCACGCATTCCGCCAAAACAACACGTACCGCAAAGCGATATCTTACACTTTAGATTGCTTTCTGTGGATGGTGGTTTGACAAGCGTAAGCCCATTGATGGCTCTTGGTAGAGAACTGGATATTCAAAAAGCTAGTGATAAGCTAACGCTTAATTCGCTTAAAAATGCCCTAAATGCCAATGGTATCTTGAAAATCAAGGGCGGTGGTTTGCTCGATTTCAAAACCAAAGTCTCACGCTCACGACAAGCAATGAAGCAAATGCAAGGTGGTCCGTTGGTGCTGGATGATTTAGAGGATTTCACACCTCTTGAAATCAAGTCTAACGTGGCCCAACTACTTAAGCAAGCGGATTGGACGACCGGACAATTTGCCAAAGTCTACGGTATCCCAGAGAACGTTGTCGGTGGACAAGGTGACCAACAATCTTCACTAGAAATGAGTTCTAACGTCTACTCTAAAGCAGTGGCACGCTATTTAAGACCATTTCTTAGTGAGTTGTCTCAAAAACTTTCATGCGATGTGGATGCGGATATTTTCCCAGCGGTTGACCCAACTGGTGCCAACTATATCAGCCGTATCAATAGCATGGTTAAAAGTGGCACACTCGCACAGAATCAAGGTTTGTATATTTTGCAACAAGCTGAAATTCTACCTAAAGAGTTGCCAGAGGGCAAGAACCCTAACCGTACCACATTGAAAGGAGGTGAGATAAATGGGCAAGATTGATATTAAAGGCGATATTGTAAGTGATGATGCTGGTGCTTTCTACGAATACTTTGGCATGTCTAGTACCTATCCAAAACTGGTACAAGAAGCCATTGCTAACGATGAAGACGAAGAAATCACACTCAATATTGCGTCAAATGGTGGTGATGTGTTTGCAGCCAGCGAAATCTATACAATGCTTAAGGCTAGTGGCAAGCGTATTGTGGTTAACGTGCAAGGACTTGCGGCTAGTGCTGCGAGTGTCATTTCAATGGCTGGCGATACCGTGCGTATCAGTCCAACGGCGCACATTATGATCCATAAAGCGTCTACTGGTATCGTTGGGAATAGCGATGACTTAGAACATCAATCGGCAGTATTGAATAGCATTGATGAATCTATCGCTTTGGCTTATGAGATGAAAACCGGTCTTAAACAACCAGAGCTTTTAGACCTTATGGCTAAAGAGACATGGCTTAATGCTAAAACTGCCGTTGATAAAGGCTTTGCAGACGAAATCATGTTTTTCAACGATGATGAAGAAGAAATTATGGTTACTAATGCAGTGCATCAACTACCAAGCAAATCAGCAATCACTAAATTTAAGAATATGATTGCGACACCTAAGACCAATACTTTGCGTGAGCAGAAATTGGCTATTTTACTTGAAAAATGAAAGGAAGATGATTGATGAAAACATCAAATGAATTGCATGACCTTTGGGTCGCTCAAGGTGACAAGGTCGAAAACTTGAATGAAAAACTTAACGTAGCTATGCTTGATGATTCAGTTACCGCTGAAGAATTGCAAGCAATCAAAAGCGAACGTGACACTGCAAAAATGAAACGTGACATGTTCAAAGAACAATATACTGAAGCTCGTGCTAGCGAAGTAGCTAACATGACTGAAGAAGAAAAACAACCTTTGACTGAAAACGAAGAAGAAGTTAAAGCTAACTTTGTTAAAGACTTTAAAAACCTCGTTCGTGGCCGTTACCAAAACTTGCTTGATTCTAAAACAGACGCTACTGGCTCAGACGCTGGCTTGACTATCCCGCAAGATATTCGTACAGCTATCAATACTTTGGTCCGTCAATACGACTCATTGCAAGAGTATGTAAACGTTGAAAACGTAACTACTCTTACTGGTTCTCGTGTTTACGAAAAATGGGCTGACATTACTGGACTTAATAAAATTGATGATGAAGCTGGTCAAATCGGTGCTAATGACGATCCAAAACTTTCTCTTATCCGCTACGCTATCAAACGCTATGCTGGTATCTCAACAGTAACTAACAGCTTGCTTGCTGATTCTGCCGAAAATATCCTTGCGTGGTTGTCTGGATGGATTGCTAAGAAAGTCGTTGTAACACGCAACAAAGCTATTTTGGATGTGATTGCAACACTTCCAACCAAACCAACATTGGCTAAATGGGACGATATCATTGATCTCGAAGCTAAAGTTGACCCAGCCATCAAACAAACTTCATTCTTCTTGACTAACACTTCTGGCTTTACTGCTCTTAAGAAAGTCAAAAACGCTATGGGTGATTACCTCATGGAACGTGATGTGAAATCACCAACTGGCTACTCAATCGATGGTTTTGCAGTTAAAGAAGTTTCTGACCGCTGGCTTGCTAATGGCACTGGTGGAGCTATGCCATTGTACTTTGGCGACTTGAAACAAGCAGTAACACTCTTTGACCGTCAACACTTGTCACTACTTTCAACTAACATCGGTGGTGGCGCTTTCGAAACTGACACTACTAAAGTGCGTGTTATTGACCGCTTCGATGTTGTTAAAACGGATGAAGAAGCGTTTGTGCCAGCGTCATTCAAAGCGATTGCTGATCAAAAAGCTAATCTTACTGCTGGGGCTTAATTAGGAGGTAAGTAATGAGTGTATCTAAGGAAACCATCATGCAGACCCTCAATCTGGATGAGACAGACGACACTGCACTCATTCCAGCTTACATTGAATCGGCTCAACAGTACATTATCAATGCAGTTGGTAGTGATTCGAAATTCTACGACCTTGACAGTGTAGAATCTCTATATGACACGGCTGTAATAGCCCTCACAAGCTCATATTTCACCTATAGAGTGGCTCTAACAGACACAGTGACTTATCCGATTAATCTCACGTTAAATAGCATTATCGGGCAATTAAGGGGCTTATACGCAACGTATAGTGAAGAGAGAGGTGACTAATGCCTAAAGTTAGATATTTACCCTCAGACTTTCGTTTCAAGGCTGATTTTGGTACTTTCCAAAGTACCCCTAACAAATTTACGGGTGTGAGTGTGCCAAAATTCGTGAAACAGTTTACGCTGCACTATAAACCCCACACTCGCACACTCAATCAAGATTATCTAGCCCAACAGAACAACGAAAGCGATACAAAAGTCATCGTCATTCGCCACAATGTCAAAGTGGTAGAAGGTCAAGTCGCTGTTCTAAATGGCACTCAATATGATATTGTGCGGGTTAGCCCGAATGAAAACTTTGGACTTAACCGCTACGACTTTCTGACTTTGAGAAAGCATAAGAAAGTGGGGTGATGGCTATGGTAGGGCTTGATGAAGCACTAGAGGGCTGGCTTGAAACGGTAGCCAGTATTGGCGATATCACACCAGCGGAACAAGCTAAAATAACTACCGCTGGTGCGAAAGTGTTTCAAAAGGAACTGGAAGAAGTTACTAGGGAGAAACACTACTCAAACAAGAAAAATTTGAAGTATGGACACATGGCTGACGGTTTATCTGTCCAATCCACTAATGCGGACGGCAGAAAAAATGGTGTGGCAACCGTAGGGTGGAAAAACAATTACCACGCACAAAATGCCAGACGATTAAATGACGGCACTAAGAAATATCGTGCTGATCATTTCGTGACCAATGTCCAAAACGATAGCAGCGTTCAAAAGAAAGTGCTATTAGCAGAAAAAGAGGAATATGAGAAACTCATTCGAAGAAAAGGAGGGAAGTGATTAAGTGTTAGCAACCGTAAAACTAAAAGAGCTAATTGACGGCAAAGAATTTGGTGAAATAAGCGAAGTATATGCAAACAACTTGCCTAAAGAACTCGAAGAAAATACCGATAAGACAATCGTTTTGCTCACTGAAAGCAATCCGTCCCTTGATTTGAGTGGGAATAATACCTTTTTCGGAAAAACGGATAGAGTGGAAGTCCAGATTTTTTACAAAGCTGATATCGATTTTGATATTGAAGCCTTTGAAATGGAATTGCTAAAATTCCTAAAATCTGAACACTACTCAATTACAGACATGAGAGAACATAGCATAGACCCCGATACATTGCAGATCACGGCGGTCTTTTTTGTTGCTCTCGATAAATTAATTTAACAAAGGAGAAATAACTATATGGCAATTGTAGGTTTGAAAATGGTTCGACTTGCTTTAGTTGACCCTAAAACCCAAAAACTACTTAAAGGCGCTGATGGCCTTTCAACAGACGGCGTGATTGAAGTTGATTCAACTATGCTTGGTACTCGTACCGCTAACATCTCTAACTTGGAAGGTCAAGCGACTAAAATCCCCGGAAACAATTCAGTGCAAGATGTTATGATTGCACCCGGTTCACCAACAGTAGCATTTGACTTCAATAACCTTGACTTCGAAATCAAACAAAAAATGCTTGGTTTCAAACCAGACGGCAAAGGTGGTTACGTGATGGACGGCGAAAAACCACACACAGCGGTATTGATTGAATCTGAAACACTTGACCGCAAACATTCAGTATTCTTTGGTTTCGCTAACGGTATCATGCAAGAATCAACTCAAAACGTTGCAACAGATACCGATACGGCTCAAACTCGTCAAGACGATAACATGACATTCAATGCCTTGTCAGCGACTGCGTTCGGTGGTGAACCTTACAAGAAATACTATTCTGGAGCATCTACTTTCGATAAAACAAACATGTTTAAAGAAGTGTTTGGTGGATATGTACTCACAGGAGCTGGTGTACCAGGAATCGGTGGATAATCTAAATAATTCGCAAGAGGTCGGGCTCATGGCCTGACCTCTATTTTTGTTAAAGGAGTAAAGATAAATGGAAATCAAAACTATTAAAATCCCAGAAATCAGTAAAAAGGCGTTTGAAGTAGCTACAAGCAACCGCAATGTCTTGCGTATGCACGAGTACCAACTTGCCGTGCTTAAAATCAGCGACACTGTCGAAGAAGGCGACACGCAAGAACAAGCACAAGCAAGTTTCACAATCCTTAAAGAAATGCTTAGTTTTATCCGTGCTGTCCTCAAGTTGGATGATGAAGCCTATGACAAATTGCTTGATTTGGACAATGAACGTACACAAGAAATTGCCGAAAAATTGGTGGGCTACATGTACGGATTGACAGACGAACAACTTGAAAATGCCGCTGGTGAAACTGACCCAAAAGAGTAAAATCTAAAGGCGAACAGATTTTTGATTTAGAAAATCGCATTGAAGATTTAAAAATTATTGCTAAAAAATCAATCCAAGGTTTTGGGTGGACACTAGATCAGTATTACGACACTGACTATTACGAGCTAATGAAAATCTTAAATGCCAAAGAGGAAGAAGATAGAATGGTTGACCCAACATCTTTACTCTAATTTTTAAGGAAAGGAGGAAAATAATACATGGCAAAAGTACAAGCTACCATGTCCACTGAAATTGCCTTGGATACGTTACAAGCGGCCAACTCGATTAAACGACTAACTCAGTTAGTCAATAGCTCTACGAACGCATGGAAGGCACAAGAGAGCCAAATGCGTAGCGCTGGTGACTACTTAGGGGCAGCACAAGCTAAGTACGATGGCTTGGGTAATGCTATCCAAAATCAACAACATAAGATTGAGAAACTGAAACAAGAACAGTCTCAACTTAAAGGGACTACTGCTGAAACAGCTGAACAGTACCTTAAGTATCAACAACAGATTGACCAAGCTACTACACGCTTGGCATCGTTGGAAAATCAACAACGACAAGCCAAAAATAGCCTAGATTACCATAGGTCTGGGCTTGCTGAATTACAGAAACAGTACAAGCTGCAAAATGAATCGTCTGAAGCCTACGTTAGACGCTTGAAAGCGGAAGGTAAAGAGGATGAAGCGAGGGAAGAACAACTTAAGCAATACAAGAGTTCGATTACTAACTTAAATAAGCAGTATGAGAAACAGAAAGATATGCTTGAGCGTGTCGCTCGCCAATCTGGTAAAACCTCTGAAGAATACCTCGTTCAGCGTAGACGATTGGATGAAACAGCTACTAGCTTGGCTCATGCTCGTAATGCTGCTGATAGATTGAACGATGAAATCGAACAAAGTCAACGTTCTAGCTCACTCATTGGACGCTTGAAAGATAGTTTTAAACGTTTAGGGAGTGAAGTTAGTGAGACCGAAACGAAAACTTCACGCTTGAAAGGTATCTTTGGGGCTACGTTTGCCGCTAACTTGATTAGTAACGGTTTCCAAAACGCATTGGGAGCTATTAAGGGCAAGTTTGACGAAATCGCACAATCCAGCGCCGAATACGTTAAATATCAACAAACCATGAATGCCACTTGGTTAACACTTACCGGCAATGCCGAAGAAGGTAAGAAGATGGTTGATATGACCAACCAAATGGCACAAGCAGCGGCCAACTCAACCGAAATGGTTGACGGTATGAACCAAAAATTCTATGCCGTAACTCACAACACCGAGTTGACCAAGCAACAAACACAAGCCATTTTGACCTTGCAAGATGCGTTTGGTCAGACCGATGCAGCCGTTGAGAATTTCGCAACCCAGTGGGCTCAAATGATTGCCAATGGTAAAGTTCAAGGACAAGACATGATGTCTATTATCAATGTCTTTCCAGAAATGAAGAACCAGCTTAAAGAAGTTGCTGCACAAGAACTTGGGATTGCTGACATGACCCAAGAAAAGTACGCCGAACTTCAAAAAGATGGTAAGATTACCTCTGAAATGGCGCAAAAAGCCTTGTTTGAGTTGCAAGATAAATACAAGGA